GCCCTTCGTGTTTCGGAAGAGATCGACATGGACAAGTTGGTTGAGTCCGTGCCCGCGCAGGCCATCGCCCTCCATCTCGTCAAGCACTTCGTCAACAATGGCGAGTTCCGTGACTGCTTCGTGGATGCGCTGGTCGAGCGACTCGCCGAAAATCTGAAGATCTGATCCTTTCAGAGCCCACGGTGGGGCGCGCATACCGTGGTCTACCCAATCACGCGCACCGCTATTGACAACTCCATAACTTCGACTAATATGCACACATGGAGAAATCTTCTTTCCTGATCACGGACTCCATCGCGCAGGTCTTGGAATATGACAAGACTGGCGACAAGGAGTCGGCTCTCAACTTCGCTTCACTCGTTGTGTGGCGAATCACCCAGTACGGATCGTGGCTGACTGAAGGCGAAATCCTGCTGATTGACAGGTGTCTTAAGTTCAAGCCTCGCCGTCGCAAGACACTCTAGGATCCTAGAAAGGTAACGCAATGACTACGACTCTTCTCGCTCGTACCCCCCGCAAGACTTACCGTGACATCAAGGACATCGCGTCCATCCCCGTGCCCGCCGCCACCGACACCTACTGCCCCGTCGCACAGAGCGAACTGTGGGACTCGGTGCAGCGGGCGTTCACGACCTATGGTTACCGCATCGACGGCGAACTCCATCAGGTTCACCGCAAGAAGCCGCTGTTCGTGAGCAGCATGGATGTTCACCACGACCGCATCTCGGACATGGGCGGCAGCGTCAAGTGGACGGTGGCTGTGATGAACTCCTACGACAAGTCCTGCTCGGCCCGCATCATCTTCGGTGGCCGTGTGTTCGTGTGCAGCAATGGACTGATCATCGCTGATCGCGTCCTGCGTACCAAGCACACGACCCATGTGTGGGACCGCCTGCCCGCCCTGATCGCTTCTGCCGCCGATGCGTTCGAGGCCGAGGTCAACAAGTATCAGGAGGAGCAGAACCGACTCAAGGAAGTGGTCACCACGACGGCAGATCTGTCGGTGTTCACCGTGAACATCGCTCGTCAGGGCATTCTGCCAAAGTCGAAGATGCTGGACTTCTACGAGGAGGTCTGCAATCCGTCGTTCGACTACGGCACTAAGCCGCTCAGTCTGTGGAACTACCAAGCCGCATTCACGCACTTGGCCAAGACCATGAACCCGGTCGAGCGTCCCCGTGCAGTCATGTCCTTCGACAAGGCTGTTCGTGATGTCTACGCATTGGCCTGATACCATGGGGGTCGCCGCTAGTCACGGCGTTCTCCTTCCTTTCGAGCCCCCCGTATCCGTAATTGGATATGGGGGGTTTTTATTTGTGCTATACTTCCGTCTAGGATCCTAGAATGCGCCAAGACAAACTCGACAAGGAAATGGTGGAACTGGGTAGGCAGCGTTATGCAAGCCGAAAGGCCAAGGCCACCGAGTTGACCGCAGAGAGCAACACGATCCCGGGCCGGATGTTGCTCAATCGCTGCACCACGGAACTGACCCGGGAGATCACCGCATGGATGGCCAAGGCATCCACGGGTCCGGGCAAGCGTCATCGCTGTCTGCAATTTCTCGAGCAAATCACGCCAGAAAAAGCAGCAGTCATCGCATCCAAGGTAGTCATCGATGCCCTGTCAGCCGAACGAATGCTGACGGGCACTTGCATTGCTGTTGGTCGGGCACTTGAAGACGAGATCCTTCTCGCTGAACTAGCCGAGGAACAGCCCGACTTCCTGCGTACCATTCAGAAGAAGACATTCAAGCGGGTCGGTCAGAAGTTCAAGCGTCGATTCGCCCGAGAAGCAGCCAAGGCCGTGGACCTCGTCACCAAGCGTTGGACCAAGTCCGATGCGCTTGCCGTTGGCTTGCTGCTCATTGAACTGCTCAGCAAGAGTACGGGCATCGTTGAGATCATCACCAAGTTGAATGCTCGGGGCCGTCGCTACTGCGTGATCCAAGCGTCCAAGGATATCCGTGAGTGGGTCAAGTCCTGCCACGAATACCACGAAACGCTGGAGCCCATGTTCTTGCCGATGATAGCGAAGCCGCTTGAGTGGCGGAACCCGTGGATCGGCGGCTATGCATCCATGGAATGGAAGCCACGGCCATTGGTCAAGAGTCGGTCCAAGGTCTACCAAGCATCGCTGGCTACTTCCATGCCCGCTGCTGTGTATTCAGCAGTCAACTTCGTGCAGAATACGCCATGGGTGATTGACCATCAGACCATGGATCTTGTCAAGGAATGCTGGAAGGATGGCATCTCCATTGATGGTCTGCCTCCGTCCCGTGATGAGGAACTTCCAACCAAGCCAATCAACATCGACACGGATCAACAGGCCCGTCGTGATTGGCGCAAGGCCGCAGCCAAGATCCATTTCCTGAACGAGTCATACGAGTCGCAGCGGCTGTTGACCCTGAAGTCGCTGTTCGTTGCAGACAAGATGGCTGGCCAGTCGCGCATCTGGTTTCCGCATCAGTTGGACTTCCGTGGCCGAGGTTATCCGCTACCGCTCTTCTTGCATCCGCAGGGCGTGTCCTATGCCAAGGCCATGCTGCGGTTTGCTGACGGGGCCCCGCTCCGCACCGACGCTGAACAGTTTCCTCTGTACATTCAGGTGGCCAACAAGTTTGGTGTGGACAAGTTGCCGCTGAAGACCCGTGTTGCATGGGTTGAAGAGAATCGCAGGCAGATCGAACAGATTGGCCGTGGCGATCTTGATGGCGGCCTGTGGCGTTATGCGGATGAGCCCTTTGCCTTTGTGGCCGCCTGCCGTGAGATCACCGGGTTGTGGTCGCATGGCTCCGGCTTCGTAAGCAGCCTGCCTATTGCTATGGATGCCACGACGCAGGGCTTGCAGATCTATTCCATGCTGCTGCGTGATCCGGTGGCAGGTCTTGCAACCAATGTGCTTCCTTCGGACAAGCCATCTGATCCTTATCAGTTTGTTGCAGACAAGGTGAAGATCAGGCTGGTGAACTCCAACGATCCTATGGCCGCACAAATCCTTGAGTTTGGAGTGGACCGCACCACCACCAAGCGTCAGACGATGACCCTGCCGTATGGGCTGACCCTGCATTCCTGCATTAATTACACTCGGGAATGGTTGGAGGAGAAGGTTCGCAAGACGGGCCACAATCCTTTTGGTCTTGAAATGTACAAGCCCGTGGCTTTCTTGGGCAAGATCATCTGGGAGTCCATCGGAGATGTCGTTGGCTCGGCTCAGCGCGGCATGGATTTTATCCGTGGATGCATGGGTGTTCTGATCGACAACGATGTCACGCCGTATTGGAACACCCCCATCGGCTTCCCCGTGCGTATGCGCTACGAGAACTACGACATTGTCACGGTGTCCACGCGCATCGGAGCCAAGGCCAAGGTCCTGTCTCTGCGTCAGGAGAACGGAATCCAGTCCAAGCGCAAGGCTCTCAATGGCGGCCCCGCCAACTACATCCACTCTTTGGATGGCTTTGGTGGGCTGCTGGGCCACACGGTCAATCTGTGTGCGGCCAACGGTGTCAACCATCTCGGTTCAGTCCACGATCAGATCCTGTGTCTTGCTGCGGATTACATGAAGGTTTCTTCCTGTGTCCGAGAGGCCACGGTTGACATATTTTCACGAGATTTGTTGACCGAATTCCGCAATGGGGTATTGACAATGTTGCCTTCGTCGGCTAATCTGCCCCCTGTTCCAGAGTACGGTTCTCTGGACATTTCAAAGGTACGGGATTCTGACTACTACTTCAATTAGTCTAGGATCCTAGATAGGAGAACTCACATGAGTGCTATGAAGAACAAGTTCGTTCGCATCACGACTCCGGTTGGCACGGCCATCTACCCCCGTCTGACCACGCCCGACACGAAGTTCGACAAGGACGGTGTGTACAGCGTGGATCTGGAGATGGATGCCACGGATCCGCTGGTTGCCCAGTTCCTCTCGGGTCTGAACAAGGCCGCCGACGAGGCGTACAAGTCGCTGTGCGAGAGCAAGGGCGGCAAGAAGTTGAAGCGGGCCCCGATGCCGATCAAGGATGGGGAGAACGACATGATCCGCATCAAGTTCAAGTTGAAGGCCAAGGCTGGCAACGACGAGAAGTCATGGACCCAGAAGCCCGCGATCTTCGACGCACAGGGCATGGCAATCCAGAGCCCGCCGAATGTCGGCTCGGGTTCCAAGATCAAGGTGGCTTTCGAGGTCGTGCCGTTCTTCACCGCCATGGTTGGAGCGGGTGTGAGCCTCCGCATGAAGGCCGTGCAGATCCTTGATCTCAAGGAGTACACCCCCGGCGACCGATTCGATGCCTATGGGTTCACGGCTGATCCCAATGGATTCGTGGCGCAGCAGACTGCGACCGAGGCGACCACGGACACCGATACGGACAATGACTTCTGATGAAGATTGTCCTGTGGGTCGATCCCGTGCCTGCATCTAGGCCGCGAGTTTCGCGCCGAGGTTTTGCGTACTACGGAAAGACCTACGAACGGTTCCGCCGAGAGTCAAAGGCAGCCCTTGCGGCCATGAAAAAGCCCAAGGGCTGCCCTCTCTCTGGGCCGCTTAAGGTGAAGATTGCTTTCTACTGTCGGTCGCCAAAGAAGCCATCAAACATCTGGCCTGTTGGCGACATCGACAACCACATCAAGTCGATCCTAGACTCGCTCAATGGATGGGCGTGGAACGACGATGTCCAGATCATGTGCATCGAAGCCACCAAGCAGTACGGCAGAGATCCACGAATCGAAATCGAATGGGAAGAACACTATGACCAGCCACAACGAATCGGAGTTCGTCCAGCATGAGCCTTGCCCCGCTTGCGGCAGCAAGGACAACCTAGCCCGCTACACGGATGGCCACGGCTACTGCTTCGGGTGCAAGCACTACGAGAATCCCACCGGAACGATTGAGGTATCTGACCTTCCCAGAAGGACAGATCTGATTCCGATTGAGTATGCCGCCCTCAAGAAGCGCGGGATCACCGAAGAGACTTGTCGCTTCTTCAAGTACGGCATCGGCCAGTTCAAGGGCCAGACGGTTCAGGCCGCCCAGTATGTGCGTGATGGCGAAGTCGTTGCACAGAAACTGCGGTTTCCCTCCAAGGACTTCATCAGCATCGGAGACACCAAGTCGCTTCCGCTGTATGGGATGCATCTTTGGCGCGACGGTGGCCGCATGGTCACGGTTGTCGAGGGAGAGATTGATGCGCTCACCGTGAGCCAACTCTTCGGCAACAAGTGGCCCGTCGTGTCTGTTCCTACGGGAGCGGCGGGTGCGCTGAAGTCGTTCCAGTCGAACCTTCAATGGCTTGAGAAGTTCGATTCCGTCGTGATCATGTTCGATGATGATGAGCCGGGGCGAAAGGCTGCGAAGGAATGCGCCATGCTCCTGACTCCCGGCAAGGCCAAGATTGGGACGATCCCCAACTTCAAGGATGCCAACGAAGCCCATATGGCGGGCGAAGGAAAGAAGGTCATTGATGCTGTCTATGGTGCGAAGGCTTATCGACCAGATGGTGTTGTTCTCGGCGTTGATCTCTGGGACACCGTCAACGAAGACGATGCCAACGATTCGACTCCCTATCCATGGGCGGCCCTCAACGAGAAACTCCTCGGCATCCGCAAGGGGGAACTGGTTGTACTCACCTCGGGTACTGGTATTGGAAAGTCATCCGTGTGCAGAGAGATGGTCTGCCATCTCATTCGATCTGGCAAGAAGGTCGGCCTGCTCATGCTGGAAGAATCAGTCAAGCGGACAGCCCGCAATCTCATGGGAATTCACATCAACACCCCACCCTACTTTTGGGAAGATCGTGGAATCTCTGAGGAACAGAAGCGAGAGGCGTTCGATGCGACCGTGGCGAAGGTTGTACTTTTCGACCACTTCGGTTCCGTCGATCCAGAGAACCTCTTGGCCCGAACGCGGTACATGATCAAGTCGTGCGGCTGTGACTACATCTTCCTTGACCACCTGTCCATCGTTGTGTCTGGGCTTGGTGATGGGGACGAGCGCAGGCTGATCGACAACGCCATGACCTCGCTGCGTTCGCTTGTTGAGGAAACACAGGCGGCCATGTTCGTCGTGTCCCATCTTCGCCGTCCTGATGGCGACCGCGGACATGAGGAAGGCGCAACCACCTCGCTGGCTCAACTGCGTGGATCTCATTCGATTGCCCAGTTGGCCGATGCGGTGATCGGGCTGGAGCGCAACCAGCAGGGCGAGAATCCCAATGAACTGGTGCTGCGGGTGCTGAAGAATCGCTTCACGGGAGACACCGGAATTGCCGGGATGCTGCGCTACTTCAAGGAAACTGGACGGCTGTCCGAGATCGAAATGGAGATGAACGATGAAATCTGACAATCTGGATGCTCTGGCACTAGACCGAGCCATTCATATGATTCAAATCCTTACCGCCGACCTTGATAAGGCAATTCAAGAGCGTGACGAGGCGAGGCGGGAACTTGAGCGACTCTACGATGAGAAGTTCAGGGGCAACGGTGCGCTGGACTTGCTTGCGGATCTAGACGAGGAGTGTGGACTGTGAGCAGCATGGCCATTGGTGTTTGGCTCATTGACTGGATGGGTACTGACGATTCCGTGGTCAACGCTGCGCGTGTCTCTTTCGATAAGGAATCCTCTTCCTATACGAAGGAGCAGAACGACCGCTTGATTGTGTATCTGGCCAAGCATGGCCATTGGTCGCCATTTGCACATACCTCCTTGTCGTTCCGAATCAAGGCTCCGATCTTTGTTGCTCGACAACTGGCCAAGCATCAAGTCGGTCTTGCGTGGAATGAAGTGAGCAGGCGTTATGTCCACACCAATATCGAAATGTGGACTCCAGAAGGTTTCCGAAAGGCAGCACCAAATGTCAAGCAGGGAAGTAGCGATGAAATGGTTCAGAATGAGCGACTTCGCCAAGACTATTCCTATGCGACTAGTCTTGCGATACGCACATACGAGAACCTTCTTCAACAAGGTGTCTGCCCGGAGCAAGCCAGAGCCGTCCTCCCCCAAGGTCTACTTACTGAATGGATCTGGACAGGATCTCTCTACGCCTTCTTTCGCGTGGTTTCCCAACGAACAACTTCTCATGCTCAGCGTGAAACAAGAGATGTGGCAGAACGGATTTCTCTTAATTGCCAAAGCCAATTCCCAGTAAGTTGGCAGGCACTCATGGAGTCTCGGAATGATCACTAGATCAATGAAACGGATTGTCCTGAGCATCATCGAATCCTCGCGGGAGACGGTCGATGCATGGAACAAGTACGGAAAGAACTCATCAGCCCGCAATAGGTCGCAAGTACTGAAGTCTCTTGAACGACTGGAGCAAGCCGTCAATCGGCTGGATCGGATCAAAGATGCGTAAGCGAAGCCTGACTGAAGATCAAGTCATCCAGATCAAGGAACTTGGAAAGACTTCGATTAAGCGCGTTGAGATCGCTCGGCAGTTCAATATAAGTCCACAACTTGTTTCCACGATAATCCGCTATGGCTATGACTGCCGTCCCAACTGGGCAGACAAGATGCCAAAAGAAGAGAAGACATCGTGGGAAGCCCTTGCGCGTAAGTACACGGAACTGTATCCTGATGATCCACTTACTGGTCAGCGTGTGAAAGAGATACACGATATGGCTATGAAGAAGATCCGGGCTTACTTTGACGAACTTGGGCTGACGGAAGACTGTTTCTAGGATCCTAGACAAGGAGAACGCAATGAAGGTTTACTTCGACATCGAAACGAATGCGATCAACGACTGGCTCAACCTAACCGATCTCAAGCAGATCCTGTGCATGGCCGTCAGTATTGATGGCGAGGATCCACAGATTGTGGACATCAAGGATGGCCTGACGCTGTTGCAGAATGCTGACGAGATCATTGGACACAACATTCAGTCCTTTGATATCCCGGCACTCAAGCGGCTGTATCCCAACTTCGTCCCTGCCCGCATGGTGGACACGCTGCTGACTGCGCGGCTTCTGTATGCCGATCAGCGTGAACGCGACTTCCAGATCAAGGACTTCCCAAAGGAACTGATCGGGAGCCAGTCTCTTGGTGCGTGGGGTGTGCGATTGAATGCAGCCAAGGCCAAGGCTCCGGGTTTTGACCATGACTCCGACGAACTGCGGGAGTACTGCAAGCAGGATGTCCGGGTCACCGTGGCTCTGTACAAGTACCTCATGGAGCATCCGGCCATGCCTGCGGCACAGCGGGCCATCGACCTTGAGCATGACTTTGCTGCAATCATCCGTGAGCAAGAGAAGGTCGGCTTCCCGTTCAACATGGAAGCGGCTCAGCGGCTGCACAGCGACCTTCTGATGGAGAGCCATCAGATTGAGAAGGATCTTCAAGTCATGTTTCCTCCCGTGGTCATTGAGCGCATTTCTGAAAAGACTGGGAAGAGACTGAAGCCGAAGATTGATGCTTTTAATCCCGGCAGTCGGCAACAGATCGCTCAACGGCTCAAGGATGCCCATGGATGGGAACCTGTGGAGTTGACTCCTGACGGCAAGCCCCGCGTGGATGAGGCTGTACTGGCTACGCTGACCTATCCAGAGGCCAAGGCCCTGAGCCGCTACCTGACGATCCAGAAGCGTCTGGGCCAACTGGCTGATGGAGACGAGGCTTGGATGAAGGCCGTGGCTATTGATGGTCGCCTGCATGGTCGGGTGAATACCAACGGAGCCATCACCGGGCGTTGCACCCATCGCAGTCCCAACATGGCGCAGATCCCAACGGACAAGGAATACCGCAGCCTGTTCGTTCCCTCCAAGGGCAAGGTGCTTGTCGGGGCCGATGCTTCTGGTCTGGAACTCCGCTGCCTCGCCCATTTCCTCGGCAAGTACGACGGAGGCGCATACTGCAAGGCCGTGGTTGATGGGGACATCCATTGGACCAATGCCATCGCCTTCGGCCTGACCTCGGATACCGTGCAGGACAAGTCAAACCCTGCCCACAAGGCTGCTCGTAATCAGGCCAAGGGGGCCATCTATGCCCTGATCTATGGGGCTGGAAACGAGAAGTTGGGCATGGTGCTTGGTGGCAACAAGAACACCGGAGCCAAGGCCCGCAGGAACTTCGAGGCTAAGGTCCCGGCATATCTGCGGCTCAAGGAGGATGTCTCGCTGGCTCTGTCCACCAAGGGGTTCCTGCGTGGGCTGGATTCACGACCTCTGTATCCCCGGTCGGAACACGCTGCCCTGAACACGCTGCTCCAGTCTGCTGGTGCGGTGGTGATGAAGCAGGCTTGTGTGAATGCGTGGCGCGTTGTGGAAGACCCAATGAAGAATGGAGTTGAACAGGTTGCCTCCGTGCATGATGAGTACCAGTTCATGGTTTTCCCGAACTACGCAGAGAAACTGGGTAACATTCTCGTATGCGCTATTCGCAAGGCAGGCGAGGATTTCGACTTCCGATGCCCTCTGGACGGAGAATTCCGCGTGGGGGCCAACTGGGCCGAAACACATTGAATGCGTATGCCGCTGGACTGCTTGATGGTGAAGGGTGTGTCCGATGGAACAGAACACCCGCCATCGAAGTCACCAACAAGCACCGCGGCATTCTCGTTCAGATGCAGGACAAGTGGGGCGGGAGCGTTCGTCTCAAGGACGATGCCGTTTATGTATGGACGCTCTGCGGCGCGAAGGCTCTCGCCTACTTGGCCTGTGTCAGTCGTTACTCGGTGATCAAGCATCCTCAGATCGTTGAGTTGTTTAAGGCTGCGCGTTCAACAGGACGAACGCGGGACCAGCACATCAAGAACCTGAAGAGACTCAAGAATGTCTACACCCATTGAATTCATGGAGACCGATGAACTGATTCACGAACTCAAGAAGAGGTTCGATGAGATGCTCTTCATCGGATATCAGGCCAAGAAAAAGAACGAAGACAACTACAGCATTTCAGTCAAGTCTACGCTCCACGGTTCTTACGGATTGATTGAAGTTCTGACTCGGGCAACGGATGCCCATGCGGAGGATTGAATATGGCAAAGAGAACGCTGCTGATTGATGGCGATATCCTGATCTATTCAATCTGCTCTGCTGCGGAATATGTAGCACGGTTTGACGAGGACACCGATGTCGCTTTCTGCAATGTCCATGAAGCCCTGAACACCTGTATTAAAGTCTTGACGGAGTGGAAGGATCGGATGGAAGCGCAGGATGTTGTCGTTGCCTTCTCCGGTTCATCCAACTTTCGTAAGATCGTGTATCCGGCTTACAAGGCTCATCGCAAGTCCTGTCGTAAGCCCTGCGGGTATCGCCCTGTCAAGGAGATGCTCGGTCGGTCCTATACCTCTGTAGAGCAGCCGACGCTGGAGGGCGACGATATCCTCGGTATCCTTCAGACCTCTGGCAAGTACGAGGCATCCGTCGTAGTATCTTCCGACAAGGATCTGAACTGCATCCCGGGACTGCTGTGGAATCCCGACAAGGACGAACAGGCCCGGACCATCACGGTTGAGGAGGCGGATCGGTACTGGCTGATGCAGACGCTCACCGGAGATAAGACCGATGGCTACCCCGGGCTGGATGGGGTTGGCCCGGTGACTGCCCAGAAGATCCTCAAGAAGGGGACTTGGGAAGAGGTTCTTGGCGCATACCAGAACGCTGGTTTCAACGAAGAATATGCCCTTACTCAGGCCCGCTGCGCCCGGATCCTGCGTACTGGCGAATATAATTGGGACACCAAGGAGGTTAACCTATGGACACCATGAATCGCAGCCGTCTACTCGCCATCCACAAGGAACTGACCGATGAAGCGCGAAATCTTTCGGAGCGCAAGAATCACGACTACTCGGGAGGTAAGGACGATACTCATCCGTTTCTCAATTTCACCCGTTGTGAGGCAATGGGAATCTGTAAGACCGAAGCCGGGATCCTCGTCCGCCTGACCGACAAGATGTCCCGCCTCTCGACCTTTGTTACTACAGGTGAGTTCAAGGTTAAGGACGAGGCCCTGCGGGACACCGTTCTGGACATCATTAACTACGCAATCATCCTGTACGCCTATACCCAGAGCCAGAAGAACCATGAATGAAGGCGTTTCTAAGGATCTTTTTCCTCCAACCATCACGGATGAGTTGATGGAGTTTCTGGACCAGACTTTTCCAGAACGCTGTGCAGAACTCAATGAGACTGAGCGACAGATCTTTTGGCGTTCAGGCCAGCGTTCTGTGGTCGATTTCCTAGCCCGTATCTACGAGGAACAAAACGACAATGTGCGCCGCAAACATTAAGGCTCCTAAGCCGCCCCCGCCGATCAATCTCCCTCCCCCGCCGCAGATTCAGGACATTGTTGCTCCTACGCTGGCACAGGGAACGCCGATGCCGTCTGATGCTCTTCAGTCTCAGCGTCTTCGTGGGCGGTCGAGCCTGTTGATTACTCGCAATACTACGGGTGGTTAAAGATGTCTGAATCCGGCAAGGATCTTTATCTTCGTCTTGAAACTCAGCGGCATTCCTACCTTGAACGGGCTCGGGATTGCGCTCGGTTGACCTTGCCGCATCTGATCACGGATGAAGGGGATCAGGCTTGGAGGAAGTTTGCGACTCCTTATCAGGCCGTGGGCGCACGGGGTGTGAATAACCTCGCCTCCTCGCTTCTGCTGTCGCTGCTTCCGCCGAACGCCCCCTTCTTCCGTTTTGTGATTGATGCAAAGGCTGCTAAGAATCTTGAAAATCTTTCTCCAAAAGCCAAGGGAGAAGCAGAGCAGTCTTTGTCGGAGATGGAGCGGCTGGTCATGCGGGAGATCGAATCTCTCAGCATTCGCGTAGCCCTCTTTGAAGCCCTGAAGCAGTTGATTGTCACGGGCAATGTACTGCTTTACTTCCCGGACGAGGGTCCGATGCGGGTCATTCGGCTTGATCGCTTTGTGGTCAAGCGTGATCCCATGGGCCATGTTCGTCGGATCGTGATCAAGGAGAATGTGGCTCCTGCCATGCTTCCTCCTGAGATTCAGGCCGTGGCAAAGACTTGTATGTGCGCCCACGAAAACACCGTGGAGTTGTACACCTGCTGCCATGTCCTTCCCGATGACAAGGTTGAGGTGTATCAGGAAGTCGGCGGCGTGATGATTCCTGAAACGCTGTCGATCTATCCGGCTGAGCGGAATCCCTTTCTTGCCCTGCGTATGCATCGGGTGGATGGGGAAGACTATGGCCGCAGTTATGTTGAGCAGTACTACGGGGATCTGGTGTCGCTGGACAGCCTGTCTAAGAGCATCGTGGAGGCTGCCGCGGCATCGTCCAAGGTCCTGTTCATGGTCAATCCGGTCGGTACGACTCGGGCCAAGAAGTTGGCTCAGAGCCCAAATGGGGCGATCATTGAAGGCAATGCACAGGATGTGAGCGTCCTTCAGGTGGCCAAGAGTGCCGATCTTCAGGTGGCTCTTTCGACCATCAGCATGATCAATGAGCGGCTCTCCTATGCCTTCCTGCTCACCGAAGCCTCCATCCGCAACGCTGAGCGCGTGACTGCGGAGGAAGTCCGTCTGGTCACTCAGAGCATTGAGCGGCAGTTGGGCGGCATCTACAGCATCCTGTCACAGGAATTTCAGTTGCCTCTTGTTGCCCGCATCATTGATCGCCTGACAAAGGCCAAGAAGATGCCTAGGATTGACAAGAAGTTTGTTACTCCCACCATCGTTACCGGAATCGATGCGCTTGGGCGTGGTAACGATCTGAATCGTCTTGATCTTTATTTGCAGGGAATTGCCCAGATTCTTGGTCCGGGTGGTCTTCAGCAGTATATTGATTTCCGGGAATACATGAACCGCCGTGCGGCCAGCCTCGGTATTGAGACCAAGGGTCTGGTCAAGTCGGAGGAGCAGATGCAGGCCGAACAGCAGGCAGCGATGCAAATGCAGGCTTTGCAGACCGCTGCTCCGCAGATAACTAAGTCCGCCGGAAACATCATTGAGAAGCAGCAGACACAGCAACAGCCATGAGTAACCATCAGCAAGTCAATATCGTTCGAGACACCGCCGAGTCCAACAATGAAGTCGATGCCTTTCAGGCCGCGCTGAATGATCAGCAGGCCGCGCAGCAGTCGGATACTCCGGCTACCCCCGAGGCGGCTGCACAGCGTCCTGAGTGGCTTCCTGAGAAGTTCCAGAGCCCCGCGGATCTCGCCAAGGCATATTCGGAACTTGAGAAGAGGTTCACCTCCAAGGCTGTTGACTTTGGTGGTCTTGATCAGTTTAGTCAGGAGTTTGCCGCAAACGGCGATATCTCCGAGGAGTCGGTCAAGAAGATTACTGCCATGGGCATCCCTGAGCCGCTGGTGCGGGCTTATGTGGACGGCCAGAAGTCGGTCATGCAGTCGAACATCAATAGCGTGATGAACATGGCTGGCGGCGAAGCCCAGTATCAGGCTTTGACTGAGTGGGCGGCCAACAACATTGCCGAGGATGAGGTTGACGCTTTCAACAACATCATGGAGAGCGGCAATATGAACACCATCAAGATGGCTGTTTCTGGCCTTAAGGCCCGCTATGAGCAGGCCAACGGTGCTGGCGGTGGTCGCCTTATTCAGGGCGAGACCTCCGGTCCTAGCGGTGGCGCATTCCAGAGCGTTGCCCAGATCGTTGAAGCAATGAAGGATCCGCGCTACGCCAAGGACCCCGCGTATCGCTCGGATGTTGAGAAGCGGGTCGCCCTTTCCAATGCTTTTGGAGTTGGATCGTGAAGAACGCCAAGACCACCATTCTCGGTATTGCTACCATCCTGACCGCCGTTAGCAGCGCCCTCATTGCCCTGCTTGATGGTAATCCCGCTACCTCGTTTGATGTTGGCAGCGTCATTGCAGCCATCACCGCTGGTATCGGTCTGATTGCCGCTAAGGATGCCAATCCGATTGCGCCGCCTGCTCCGAAGCCGGAGGCGTAATGTGGGGCTGGGTCAAGGAACTGGTAACAGCAATCCTTGAGTTCATCGAAAAAGTTGTTTCCAAGGAAACCCATGCGGAAAATGCTGATCCAGATGCTGGCGGCGTTCGCAGTCGTTTCTGGGACCGGGTGCGGAAGTACCGTGATTCTGGTCCCGGCGGGAACTCCAGTTCAACTGGCTGAACCCGTCAAGGCTCATGTCTTTGTCGTGCAGAAAGACGGCACTCGCATCATGTCTGCCAATCGCGTGGATATTCCCGCTGGTTGGTGGGCGGCTGATGTGCCTGAATCTGGCGTTAATGGTTCAGCCCCCAAACAATAATCTTCGGGTTATTTACAGGGCAATGCGATTCGGGGTTGCTTCGGCGCTCCGTCTAGAAGTCGCGCCTCAGTTGCTGTAAAAGGCGGCTGGGGGATTTATTCTTCAGTAACAGATGGCTGAAGAAGTGCTGGAGTACTGGCGGCCCCTTGCGAGGGACAACCAAAGGGAACAAGGCATCTGATCATCTACACTCGTAACTTTTTTCTCTAGGAACTTTTACAATGGCAAATTTTGTTCAGCCGTCCCGTCTGGGTCAGGCTTACAGCGGCTCGTTTGGCGCTGATACCGATGCTCTTTTCTTGAAGGTGTTCAGCGGCGAAGTCATCACGACTTTTGAAAAGTACAATGTGATGATGCCCCTGCACCGCGTCCGCACCATCCAGAGTGGTAAGTCGGCCACCTTCCCGGTCACGGGCGTGGCTTCGGCTAAGTATCACACCCCGGGTGAGTCGGTTCTCAGCGAGGCCACGGGCACGACGCTCTATGGCTCGACTGCTTCGGGTTCGTTCACGGGTGGCACGGCCTTTGATTCGGCTGTTAGCCCCTCGTCGAAGTACCTCAACCGTTTCAAGCACAACGAGAAGATCATCTATATCGATGATGTTCTGCTGTCGAGCGCCTTCGTGGCCGACATCGATGAGATGAAGAACCACTATGATGTTCGCAGCATCTACAGCACGGAGATTGGTCGCGCTCTGGCCTACACGGCAGACAAGAATCTGATCCGTACCGTGATCGCTGGCGCTCGTCGCACGACTGACCGCTTCGGCGGTTCGGATGCCACGCTGCTCGGCGCTCAGGTTGCCGTCAACGCTACGCCCACGGGCGCTACGCTTGTCAGCGGACTGTTCTCGGTTGCTCAGAAGATGGACGAGGCTGGCGTTCCGGCTGATAATCGGGTTGCCGTCCTCAGCCCCGCCATGTACTACAAGTTGGTGTCTGATCAGACCAGCAACCTGACGCTGAACCGGGATTACAATGATCCCAACGGCAGCATCGCCAACGGCAACATCTTCTCGGTCGCTGGTATCAAGATCCTGAAGAGTGCCAACATCCCGAGCGGCAACGAGTCCTCGACGGAACTCAGCCCGCACGGCGACGATGGTGTCAAGAACAATGTCATCAGCGCGGCCAACAGCGGCACGGCTGGCTACTCGGGTCTTAACTACACTTCGACCCGTGGCATTGTGTTCCATCAGGAGGCCATTGGTACGGTCAAGTTGATGGACCTGTCGATGGAGACGGATTACATCATGGAGCGTCTCGGTACGCTCATGCTGGCCAAGTACGCCATGGGCCACAATGTCCTCCGTGAAGAGTGCTGCTACGAACTGATCGCCGCCTAATAGGTGGTCGATCACTCCCTGCGTTGAAGGAGGGGGTGGTTCCCTTAGTTGGGTTCCACCCCCTCTTTTCTTTGAGTCTAGGATCCTAGAATGGCCCTTACCAAGACCACCAAACTCCAAGCCATCAATACCATGCTGTCTACGGTTGGAGAACCTCCGGTCAACTCCTTGACTGCACAGCGGGCCGACTCTCTTATTGCCCAGAACATCTTGGATGAAGTCACCCGGGAAGTCCTGTCTTATGGGTGGCAGTTCAACACCGACGAGAATGTGGTGATGACTCCTGAGACCAGTTCCGGGTACATTTATGTGAGCGACAGCATCGTTCGTGTGGACATCAATCCGCTACGCATGACGAACTACGACATCGTCATTCGTGGCAATCGTCTGTACGACCGTACCTCGAACTCCTTTGTCTTTACCGAGCCTCTTACCGTCATTCAGGTGCATCTCTTCGACTTTGATGAGTTGCCCGAGGCGGCCAAGCGGTATATTGCCATCCGAGCCAGCCGAATCTTTCAGGATCGAATGGTTGGATCGACCACCCTGCACGGTTTCAATGCACAGGATGAGGTCATGGCCTTGGCCAAGATGACCGAGTACGAGAACGAGGTCGGTGACTACAGCATCTTTGACAGCCCCGATATCCTCCGCACGGTCCTTCGTGTCGGAACCTATAGGATCACCTAATGCCCCTGATCAGCACTTCCATCCCGAATCTCGTCGGCGGTGTCAGCCAGCAGCCTGCGGCTATTCGCAGCCCCAACGAAGCAACGAGGATTGACAATGCAGTCCCATCTCCGGTGGAAGGGTTGATCAAGCGTCCTCCTACGGAGCGCGTGGCTTCGATTGAAAACAGTAGTGGAAATGCCCGATGGGCGCTGTATACCGAGCCTCCCTTTGTTCATTTGATTGAGCGAGACGAGACTGAGCGATACTTCCTCGTCATTCAGCAGGATGGTTCCACCAATATCTATGACACGGCGGGCAACCGAAAGACGCTGTTTATCGATTCTGGAATTACCCTTGGCACAGCCGCAAATAGCGACCGACGCGCTGTAACGCTTGGAGATGTAACCTTTATCTCCAATAGGTCGGCTTCATATGTGACTGAAGCGCAGAGCGCATTGACTACGCAGACCCCGGCAAACTACAACAGATCTGGTTTGGTCTGGATCAAGCAGTCAAACTATAATCGGGCTCATACGCTTAAGTTGACTTCGAGTGGTGGAGTTACCAGCACATTCACCCATACCACCCGTGAGCCTTCGATTACAAATAATGGATCCAGCGGAACCAATGGAACTTATACCCTTGTTCAAGCAACGCTGGTTAGTGGAACGGCTCTTGCTACTTATCCATTGATTAATGTGACTATTGCTGGAAACAAGGTTACGCGAGTCACCATTGCACAAGATGGTTCTGGATATCCGGCTTTGTTGGATACAGTCTTGAGCGCCAATTCAGCGGATATTGGTGGAACGCTGAATTTCCAGTTCAAAATGACTGCGCCCACAAACTCAGACATCGGCACTAATCATATTGCCGAAGATTTGTTTAAGGGGACCAGTCTTGGCTATATTGGACCGGATGGTGGAATTGACAATCACGCTTTTTATGGTGCATCCACCTATGTGGACAATGTCATCTATCTTCAAAGCACTACAGATTTCACCGCTGTAGTTGAAGATGACTTTGCTGGAGATGGTCTGGTTTTCATTCGCAATCAGGTTTCTCGATTTGAGGATCTTCCTCCTACGGCTCCCAACGGCTACATGGTGAAGATCATTGGATCCCCTGAAAGCACCGTGGATGACTACTGGGTGCAGTTCAAGGCCGACAACGGAACCTTCTCTCGGGGCATTTGGGTTGAGGTTGCAGCTCCCGGCATCAAGTACAAGTGGAACTACAGCAAGATGCCCGCGATCCTGATCCGCCAGTCGGATGGGACCTTCATGCTGAAGTATGCCGATGGTACGACCCCGGGAACGGGTGTTCCTGCTGGCGCTTCCTATGCTGCTTATAAGTGGGCTGATCGTCTTGTTGGCGACGACACGACCAATCCCTTCCCCAGTTTCCTTGGGCAGCGGGTGCAGGACATGGTGATCTACCAGAACCGTCTGGGCATCATGTCTGGCGACAATATCGTCTTCAGCGAAGTCGGTCAGTTCTTCAATTTCTTCCGAGTCATCACGGCTGATCTGCTTGATTCGGATGTCATTGACTTGACTTCGACCAATGCCCGCGTGGCCAACATCATGGCTGCTGTGCCGTTCAATCGGGATCTGATCCTGTTTAGCCCCACCAGTCAGATGGTCATTCGCGGTGGAGAAGTTCTGTCCCCTAAGTCGGTGACCATCATTCCGGCGGCTGAGTTTGAAAATCAGGGCAAGAACATTCGTCCCATTGCCGCAGCCAACTCCATTTTCTTTACATACAACAATGGCAACTATGCTGGGATGCGCGAACTGGTTCCCCAGCCTTCTTTGGATGGCTCATATCTGGCCAACGATTTGAGCCTCAATATTCCAAAGTACCTGCCAAAGACATTGACCTATATGGCTGCCGCTTCCCACGACAACATTGTTGTCTTGGTTGCTCAGGATGGGCTGTATTTGTATCGCTACTACCAGAATAACTCGCAGCGGCTGCAATCCGCATGGCATCGCTTTACTTTCAAGGATTCCAATTCCAACACCTACAGCAAGGCTGTTCCTGTTTGGGCTGGATTCATTGAATCGGAGTTGTATGTTGTGTTCCAGCGGACCCGAGATGCCGCCTCTGGTTTCTTGACGATTGAAAAGATTAGGATGGGTGTTGGTCTTGATGACTCGGCTGTATCTGGAAAGTCTTGGTTGACCAATCTAGACCAGCGCAAGTACTTCCCTTCTGGAAGCGGCATTTATAATTCCACCACCGGACGGACCACCTTTACACTCCAGAAGCCGATGTCCTATGCTGCTGGAAAGACCACCGTAGTCACTACGGAAGGTCAGATCCTCAGCGTGGTTGGCGGCACGGCCTTTAGCGACCCAACGGCTGGAACTGTAGTTGTATCGGGTGACTGGTCTGCAACCGCTGTGTGGATTGGGACTACCTATGAGATGCTCTACGAGTTCTCCACGCCGTATCTCCGTAGTTCGGCTGCTGGATCTCCGGTGGCCATAATCAGCGGGCGATATCAGTTGCGGTATCTGGATCTTCAGTATGCCGATACGGGTTACTTCCGTGTCAATGTATCGATTGCAGATGAAGACACCTATGAGTATCCGTTTACAGGTGAGATCCTTGGTGGAGACATCATTGGAGTATTCACTCCTGAGACTGGCACTTTCCG